TCAGCCCGACAGCTTGTTGATCGTGTCGTCCTTCGCCTTGCTGGCCCGCGTGGTGCCGAACTCGAACGAGAAGACCTGCTCGACCCAGCCCAGCGCGCGGCCAAGGATCAGCGTGACGGCGCCCTTGGCGAACTCGTTCAGGTCGCTCTGCCAGATGACCACGGCCAGGCAGACGACGACGAGCATGAGCGCCGCACCCACCAGGGCCGTCGCGCGGTAGTTGCGCACGCCGGCCTGCACCATGGCCACATCGCGCGCCCGGGCGCTCTGCGTGTCAGCCAGGAAGGCCTTGACCAGCTCGGTCTCGTTGGCCATCACGGCCTGCTGGAACTGCAGCTGCAGCTGCCTGTCGGCCTGCAGGGCGGCCAGGGCCTCGGCCGGGTCGGTCTTGCCGGTGACGACGCCGGCGATGTCGACGACCTTCTGCGCCCCGGCCGCGGCGTCGTCGCTGCCGGTGATCCACTTGACGACCTGCGGCGCGAACTGGGCCAGGCCCATGGCGATGCTGATGGGATCCATGTTCAGTTGTCCTCCGCGGCGTAGGCCAGGTTGTCGGCAACGCGGCGCACCCAGCCGCGGCCGAAGACATCGAACGCAGCCAGCTTCGTATAGAAGCGCAGGCGCTCGGCGTTGAAGTTCAGGACTAGGTCGACCGCGTCGGCCCGCGCCACGGCTGCGAGCGTCATCGGCCCGACGATGCCGTCGTCGGCCACGCCGGCGGCGCGCTGCATCCACCGCACGGCGTTGCCGATGCCATGGTTGACGGCCGCGTCCAGCGCCTGGAATGCGAAGCTGCGCGGCAGCTTGTCGCCCTGCACGCGGTTCCAGAAGTCGCGCCGGTAGATCTCGATGGCGGCCTCGCGCGTCAGGCCCTTGATGTCGACCGCGGGATAGCTCCGCTTGGCGATGCCGAACTTCGTTTCGCCGCCCGGGTCGCGGGGGTCGTTGACGTAGCCGCCCTCGTGCGTCAGCACGCGGGCGATGAACGTGTCAAAGGTGCTCATGGGGCACTCCTGTCAGGGCTTGGGCGGCGAGCCCGTCTTGAGGGCATGCACGAGGGCGTACAGGGCCAGGAAGCCGGTGGCCATGCCGCCGATCCACTTAACGGCCGCGCCGAGCACGCCGAGCACGCGCAGGCCGCCCTTGCCGAGGTCCAGCAGCGCGCGCACCTCCTCGGTCGTGCCGGTGTTGCGCTTCAGCTCGTCGCGCAGCTCGGCCAGGCTGTCGGTGAGGCCGCCCATCTTCTCGGCGCCGCGGTCCAGGCGCTCGTTGATGGGCGTGAGGGCACTGGCCAGCATGGCGTCGACGGCGGCGCGCTGGTCGGGCGTCAAAGGGTCGGGCATGGGTGTAGGTCCTATCAGGGGGTTGCGAGCAGACCCGCGGCCGCGCCGTCGAACTTGCCTGCGAGCACATCGGCACCGCCGTAGAACCGGTTCAGCCCGCTCAACTTGTTCTGGCTGGCGCCGTTGCGGAATGCGATGTGGCCGGCCGTGCCGGGGTTGAGCTTGTTGCTATCGATGACGGTGCGCTGGCTGCCGTCCAGCACCAGCGCCCAGGCGGCCTCGCCGCTGAGCGTCTGCACCCGGTTCTCGCGCACGGCGCAGTCCAGGCAGTTGGCCAGCGTGATCAGGCCGGTACCTGCCGGCGCCCGCGCCGACTCGCACCAGTTGTGCAGGATGCCAATGCCCTGGCCGTTGCGGACCTGCACGCAGCCGCCGGCCGTCGTGATGTTGCTCCACTCGATGACCGATTCGGCAGCGCCGTCGACAGTGCTGATGTCGAAGCCTGGCAGGCCCGGGCCGCTGAAGCGGCTGGGCCCGTTCGTCACGACCAGGCGAGAAAAGGCGACCGAGTCACCGATCAGCACCGCCTTCACGCCGTTCTCGATGAATGACCGCGCCACCAGGCCGGTGAAGATTCCGTCGACGTTGCCGGCCGAGTTGTCCAGCAGCAGGCCCTGCTCGCCGAAATCGCCGAGGTGCACGCGGTCAACGAGCCAGTTGTTGATGAAGAAGCCCGGGCGCACGCGCAGCACCAGCGCGTGCTTGCCCCCGCCCTGCAGCGCCGGCTCGATGCGCAACTGCTCGACAGAGCCCCACCAACCTCGTTTGTTGGGCGCCATGGCTACGCTGATGCGCACGGCCGGGTCCACCACAAGCCCCTCGGCGGCCGTGGTGCGAATGATGGTGCCGTCGACCGTGGCACCGGCACCCACCAGGCGCAGCGGCCTGGCGATGACGATGGGCGCCGACGTGTTGAACACGCAGGCCGGCAGCTCCAGCTGCCCGCGCGCCGCGTCGACCATGGCCTGCAGCTGCGCGGTGGCGTCGCCAGTGGGGCAGGCATCTGTTGGAGCGGCGGCCTGGGCCTCGGGCAGCGGGCCGGCGGCGCCGCCACCGCAGCCGGCCAAGTGGCAAGCGGCGGCCAGGGCCAACAGCACGCCCATGAAGTAGGAGCGCATGGGGATGATCCTTTTAGGGCATGAAAAAGCCCGCGCGTGGCGGGCGGGTTGTGCAGACGCCTGGACCGGCTCGTCAGGCAGGCGACAACTTGCCGTCGACGAACTTCTGGCCCAGCTTGGACTCGTCATACGAATCCAGCGGGATGAGCGTCGGCGAGGCGGGCAGCGGCGAGCCGTGCGAGGTCACCGCGAAGCAGATGCCATCGGCATTGACCTGGGCGTAGAAGTAGGTCAGTTCCACGAATGCAGCTCCCACTTGATGTTCAGCGCCGGCGACGCGCCGCCCGCGACGGGGCGAGAGAAGCGGATCGTCGTGGCGTTGATGATCTCCCACTGAAGCGCCAAATCGTTCGGCGTGGTCGAGGCCGTCACGCCGTAGTACCCGTTCACGAACAGCGCGGCCTTCAGTGGATCGACCGCGCTGACGGTGATGTCGACAGAGGTGGTCGCGGCAGCAAGGGTGCCTGTGCCGCGCTGCATCGGCCGCGGCGAGCCGGGCGCGGGGTTGAGCGAGCGGCCCATCAGGCGTCCTCCTCGATTCCGTCGAAGTTGAAAGCGACGTTGGCCGTGTCGCTGCGCACCATCAGCGTGTAGCCGGCGGCCACGGGCACGCCGCTTTTCTCCAGCACGCCGTTGGCGGCCACCTTGGTGTCGTACTCGCGGTAGTCCTTCGCCGCCACGCCGCTGATGGCGCCATTGACCACCGCGACCCTCACCGCGACCTCGCTGGCGTTCTGGTTGCAGATCGTCAGCGTGCCGGTCGCCTTGCGGCTGGCCGGCACCGCGTACAGGGCCGTAGGGGTCGCCACTGCTGGCGCCACCGAGCCCAAATTGCCATGGATCTTTGCAGGCATGTCTTACCCCCGGTAGAAAAGTGTTTCGGCGTTCAGGCCACAGCGCTCCTGAACGAACTCGGTGTTGGCGCCCTTCTTGCTGGCGTCGGTGGAGGCCTGGGTGGCCATGGAGAAGGTCTCCGACGCGCTGCCGTTCTTCCTGGCGTAGTCGAAGGTCCAGTAGGCCGTCGTGCCGTCGGTGCTGATGACCGCCCCGTTATTGCCCGCCTGGGCCGGCAGCGACGACGAGAACGCCAGGCCATCGGCATAGGCCTTGGTGACGGCGTCGCCGGCAGCGGTGGGCGCGCCCAGGCCGGTGATCTTGTGGCCGTTGGCGGCCAGCGCGGCCTGCAGGCCGGCGGCGGCGCGGATGTAGCGCGCGAAGTTGGCTGCCAGGCTGGCCTGGCCGTCGCGGCCGGCCTCGATCTCGTCCAGGAAGCCGTCGATCAGCGTGAACGCGGCCGCGATCTTCTCGACGTAGTCTTCGTCGTCGAGGTCGGGGATGTAGGGGGACAGGTCGGCCATGGGTTAGCTCTCCTCGATGGTGAAGTTGTTTTGCCAGCTGGCCGGGTTGCCGTGGGCGCCGTCAGGCATGACGGTGAACTTGCCGAGCAGCGCGTAGTCGCGCTCCTGCGTGCTGCCGGTGCCGGGGAAGACGCTGACGAAGATCTCGCGGCGCATGCCGACCTTGCGGCACAGCTCCATGAAGCGCGCGCGCTCGATGGCGTCCAGGTGGCTGAGGTTGCCGGCCAGGCGACGGTATTGCGGCCCGGCGTCGCTGCGCAGCGTGCTGGCCTGGGTGCGCTGCTGCGTGGTGTCCTCGCGCCAGGTCAGCTCCAGGCCGTACTCAGCATTCACTGCGGGCTCGAAGTAGCTGCCCATGAGCAGCCGCTTGGCCTGCAGGTAGCCGGCGGGGTTGCCGGCGTCGGCCAGCGTGATGCGCCAGCTGCGCGCGGCAATTGCCGCGAACCACAGCACCGAGAAGGCCCGCTCCCAGTCCGTGAAGACCGTCGAGCCCCACGGCACCAGGCCAAAGCCGAACAGGCCCCAGCCGATGCGGCGCAGCGCGCGCTGAGTGCCGCTGTCATAGGTCAGGTCGCCCGTCTGGCCAACGCCGCTCCAGCACTGCAGCCGCCAGGTGGCCGAGCTGGTGAGGTTGTGGCCCTGCAGCACGCAGGCCGTGAGCACGCGCGGGTTCGGCCACTCGCCCTCGATGAGCTTGAGGCCTGCCGCGTTGGACGTGCGGGCCACGCGCGCCCGGCCCTGCAGCTGCAGGTTGCCCACGGGGAGCGCGGCCAGGAAGTCGCTGCTGTCCAGCACCGCCTCGTCGGCCTCGTTCGTGCTGATGATGCGCAGGTTGCCGGTCACAGAAAAACCTCCAGTTCGACGCGGCCGCCGGTGAGCGACTCGCGCAGGCCGACGACAGTGGCCAGCACGCCGCTCAGCCCATAGCGCCCCAGCTCCAGCTCGATGACATCGCCCAGCTGCAGCTGCTGGGCGGCCAGAAAGCCCGGCAGCCGGAAGATGCGCCGCAGCTGGCCCCACAGCGCCGCGCGGCGCGAGGCCTCGGCCGCGGCGTCGGCCTCGTCGGCGAAGCAGCTGCGCGCCAGGTCGCCGTCGACGGCCAGCAGGTTCCCGGTGATGGTGTTGGTGGCCTTTGCCACCAGGAACTCATCGGCCAGGCGCTGGCGCTGCGCCTCGGTGAGCGAGGCGGCCGGCGAATAGACCGTCGTGAAGTTGCGCGCATAGCCCACGCGCACGCTGCGCAGCGGCAGGATGCGGCGCTGCAGGGCCGTCTGGCCGTAGGCCAGGTCTTCGTCCTGCAGGGTGAGTACGGGCGGGCCGGCCGGCTCGTTGAACTGACCCATGGTGAGCTGGCCGGCGCGGTTGACGGTGTAGAAGGCGCCGGCGCCGGTCATGAGCGTGTCGAGCGCGCCGATGACGGTGATCGCGTCGCCGCTGACGTAGAGGCCCACGGCGGCAGGCTGATCGCTGTTGAGCTGGGCCACTGACGCGGCATCGATGTCGGCCAGGCCGGTGCGCTCCAGCACGATGCGGCGGGCGATGTCGGCCGTTCTGTCGACGTACACGCCGCCCGTCTTGGAGCCGTGCACGTCGGCCGTGATCTGGCCCGTCAGCGCAGCGGTCAGCGAGAACTCTCCGGCCGCCAGGTTGGCGGTGTAGGCGACGGGCACGCCGTCCTCGTAGACCTGGTCGACGGCCTGGATCGGGCCGTCATGAACGGCATAGGTGCGCGTGGCCGCGTCGATCAGCACCGGCGAGACGTGCCGGCACTGGCCGTAGCAGGCGGGGCGACGCCGATCCTTCGCCGGGCCGGCGCCGCCGACGAGCGTGGTGAGCATAGGCACGGCCAGCAGCACCTGGCGGTCGCGCAGCTTGAGCGTGAGCATGCTGTTGCCGCTGGCCAGGATGTCCTCGGCCGCGCCGAAGAACACCAGCCGGAAGTCGGCGCGCGGCCAGGCCGGGTCGCCGAGGTAGAGGCGCACCGGGCGGCCGTCCCAAGCGTCCAGCAGCCAGCCGTCGAGATCGCCGCCGGCGTTGCTGATGTTGAGGTCGCCGAACGCGAGCTGGCTGTAGCCCTGCAGCGCGTCGCTCATGCGGCTGGCGAAGCTCGGCACGCTGAGCAGGATCTCGTCGTAGGGCGTGTTGGCCGGCGTGTCGGCCGGGCCACTGGTGTAGCCGAGGTTGCTGAGATAGCGGGTCACCACGGCCCCGCCGCTGTAGGCCTCGACCTCGGCCAGCACGCACCGGCGCTTGTCGTCGGCCAGCAGCCAGGCGCGGAATTCGGCGTCGCTGATCATGCTTGGGCGTACTGGCGTTGAGCCGCGGTGCCGGCGATGTAGCTGGCGTTCTCGGCCGCGGTGGACACGACCTGGTCGAGCTTGTCGGCCAGCACCTGCAGGCCAAAGCTCAGCGCCTGTTGCACGCCCAGGATGGATTCGTTCACCGTGTTGACGGCCTCGACGGTCTGCTGAGCGGCGTCGACCTGAGCGGCCTGGCCGTCGACCTGCTGCTGCAGCAGCGCGAGCTGCGGCGCGCTGGCGGCCAGGGCGTCGAGCGTGGTGCCGGTCTTCTCGATGTAGTCGGCCACGCCGGCAAAGCTCTGCTGGATGTCCAGCAGGGTCACCAGGCGGCGGCGGCCGTCCTCGGTCTGCACGTCGGTGGCATCGACCAGGGTGCGGAAGTCCTCGCGGGTGTTGATGTCGCCCGTGATGCCGGCAGCGTCCAGCGCGCGCTTGATGCCGGCGGCCTGCAGGGCGGCCTGCTCGGTCTCGCTGTAGTAGTTGGCCACATAGCTCTGCGCCTTGGCGGCCAGCGCCTCCAGGCCGCCGGCGAACTGCAGCAGCTGCATCTTGGCTTCGCCGCTGAGGTCGCCGATGCGAGCGAACACGCCGCCGAGCGGCGCGAACAGGTCGCCCATGCCCTTGAGCGCCTGCTGCGACTGGATGATGGATTGCGTGGCGGCGGCGAGCTGCTCCATCGTGGCGCCGGCGCCGAGCTGGTTCAGCGTCTCGCGGGCCCAGTTCGGGATGTCGATCTGGGCCATGGCGTCGCGCACCTGGCCAGCAAGCGCGTCGGTCAGCTGCTGCAGGCCCTTGGTCGGATCTTTGTCGAGGCCCTTGCCGCCCCACTGGCTGAGGATCTGGCCGTTCAGCAGCACCGAACGGCTGCCCTGGCTTTCGCGGTCGTTGTCGCTGGCGAAATAGGCGCCGACCTGGTAGCCGCCGCCGCCGCCGAAGGTCTTGCTCAGCTCGTTGAGCATGCTGGCCGAGCCGCCGGTGATCGACTTCAGCGCGTCGCTGACGCCCGAGCTGTAGTACTTGCCGACCGAGTCGCCATAGCTCCACGACAGGCCCATCGAGCCGTCGCTGATGTTGCGGCCGGTCGTGCCGTCGCTGACGTAGCCGGCGCCCGCGTGGTGCGTGCCGTTGCCGCCAAACAGCTTGTCGACGCCCTTGCCGATGGTGCCGCCGATGAAGCTGCCGATGGGCCCGCCGAACCAGGCGCCCAGGCCGGTGCCGATGGCCGAGCCCCAGGCGCCGTTCTTGATGTCGTTGATCGCGCTAAAAGCCGCGGCGGCGTAGCCAATGCCGCTCATGAGCGTGGAGGCGCCCGAGCTGAAAGACTGCAGGCTCGTGCCGGTTTCGCTCAGCCAGCCGCCCAGGCCGGACAGCGGCCCATCGGCCAGGTTCCCCAGGCCGCCGGTCATCCAGTCACCGGCCGAGGAGAAGGCCTTGCCGATACCGCTGCCGATGGAGGACATGAGGCCCGAGCCCATGGAGCCCAGGGAACCCAGCGCGCCCAGGATGCCGCCGCCGCCGGCGGCGCCGCCGCCCAGGCTGCCCATCACACCACCCATCACCCCACCCATGGCGCTGTTGATGACGGTGTTGATCGGGCTCATGACCGCATTGATGGCCACCTTGAGCACGGTGGTCTTCAGCGTGTTCTTGATGCCGGACCACAGCGTGGAGAAGAACCCCTCGCCGGCCTCGAAAGCCCGATACAGGCTGTCGGTCAGGCCCTGGCCGATGCTGTCGGTGGTCTTCTGCCAGGCATCCTGCGCATCCTTGGCCGCCTTGACGTGGATGCCCTGCTCTTTCAGGTCGGCCAGCTCGCGCAGCTTCTCGGCCTGCAGCTTGTATTGCTGGTAGAGGACCTCGTCTTCCTTGCGCTCCAGCGCCACCATGGCCTGGCGCTCGGCGCTGGCGGCAGCGTCGCGCAGCCTGGCCACGGTCAGGGCTGCGGTGTTGTCCACGCCGGTCAGCGTGGTGATGTTGGCGGCGCGCTGCGCCTCGATCTCCTCGTCAAGCTTCAGCACGCCGGCCGAGATCGTCTCGGCCTCTTTCAGCCGCGCGGCGGTGGCGGCCTCGGTGGCCTTGGTGGACAGCTCGGTGGCCCGCTTCTCGTCCTCCGCGGCGCGCATCTTCTCCAGCGTCGCCAGCGCCGCCTTGAGCTTCTCGCCGGTGTATTTGGCCTCGATCTCGATGGCGATCTTCTCGGACTCGGTGAGCGCCCTGCCCTTCAGCGTCTCCTGCTCGACGGCCTTGGTCTTCTCGTTGATCTTGTCGATCAGCTTGCGGTAGTCCTCCTCGGCCTTCTTGGCGTCGGCGGCCTTCTGGTCGGCCAGCTTCTTTGACTCGGCGGCCTCTTCGTTCGTTTGCAGCGCGAGCCGGCGCTGGGCGCCCGCAACGGCGGTGAGGCTGGTGACGGACTTGCTACCCGAGTCGCCCCAGGCCTTGGCGACCGTCGCGGCGCTCTTGCTCCAGCCGGCGGAGATGTCGCTGCCCATCTCACCCAGGATGCTCTTGGCCTGGGCGAACTCTCCCTTGGCGACGGACACGATGGCTGCGGCCACACCACCGATGGTCTTGCCCAGAGTGTTGAAGACCTCGACGCCGAGCGCGCCGGCGCTGAACAGCAGCTTGAGCCCGCCGGCCAGGATGTCGGCCGCACGGTTCAGCGTGTCGCCTTCGGTAGCCGTCTCCAGCAGCGCGCCGGCCATGCTGTTGAGCGTGGGCAGCATCTGCGCCGCAATGCGCGTGGCGATGCCCTGGGTGCTCTTGTGCAGCAGGTCCAGGGTGTCGTTGAACTTCTCGGCGTCCTTCGCGGTCTCGTCGCTCAGCGTCAGGCCGAGCTTGTCGGCCATCTCGGCCATCTCGCGCAGGCCGGCCGAGCCCCCGTTGAGCACAGGCAGCAGCTCCGCGCCGCTCTTGCCGAAGATCTGCTGGGCCAGCGCCGACTTGGCGGCACCGTCCTCGATGCCGGCGAAGGCGTCGGCGACGTCATAGAAGACATCCTTGACGCCGCGCATGGTGCCGTCGGCGTTGCGGGTCTTGACGCCCAGCTCGTCAAAGCTCTTGCCGCCCTCGACCATGTTCTTGGCCAGCTTGGTCAGGCCGCCCGCCATGCCCTCGGCGCTGGAGCCGCCCAGGTCGAAGGCGAGTTGCAGGCCGGCCACGTCCGCGACGGCCACGCCAGCGCGCTGGCTGAGCTTGCTGGCGGCGTCGGCCGAATCGATGGCGCCCTTGATCCAGGCGCCGAAGGCCGCGCCGGACAGGCTGACGCCGATCAGGCCGAGCGCCTTGCCGGCCAGGCCGGCGACCTCCTGCATCTTCTGCGCGCCGCGCTCGACCAGGCCGACGCCGGTGGAGACGTCCTCGCGCAGCCTGGCCATGTCGGCCAGCATCTGGATCTCAACGGTGCCGGCGATCATGGTGACGGGGGCGTCCTGTCTTGGTGGAGATCTGCGCGAGCGCGCTGAAGGCGCTCTTGACCTTGTTGTGCACGACGGCGCGCGCGTCCTCGGGCAGTGTCTCGGGCGCCCAGGGCGCCACGCAGGCCGGCTCGCGGCTCTTGGCGAGCTGGTCGACGTAGGCGCCCGACATGCGGCGCAGCGCCCGGGCCTCCCAGGCCTCCAGCTCGATGCCCATGTTGGCCTGCCAGGCCTGGATGTCGACGTGGCTGATGGGCACCTCACCCATGCCGGCCCAGCCCAGCGGCCCGACCTCGAAGAGGTGGGCCACCAGGTAGGCGGCGTCGCCCGCGGGCGGCAAGAGCAGGGGCATGCCCTCGGCCTTGGCCTTCTCGGCGCGCGTCATGTCCGCCTTCTTGGGTGTCACGCTGTACCAGGCGAGCTGACGAACGTGGACGATCAGTTCCTGGACGAGGGCTTCGTAAAAACCGACCAGTCCACGCTGGCACGGTTCACGCGCTCGGCGATGAAGCCCAACGTGGTGTCGCCGTACACGGCCAGAGCCAGCTCGCGGCCCTCCAGCTCGCGGCCGCTGTCGTCGGCGTAGGCGAGGTTGCCGAAGCCGACCGTGACGTCGGCCAGCAGCCTGGCCTGCTCGGCCGTGCGCTCCTCGGGCGTGGGCTCGCGGCCCTTGTTGTCGCGCTTGAACTTCAGGGCACGCGTTTGGCTGGCCGCCACGGCCGCGGCGTGCTGCTTGGAGCCCGGGCCGTAGAGGGTGACGGTGACGGGCTGCGGCTCGGCGCCGTCAGCGGCTTCGGTCATGAGCGGTTCGCCCTGGCCGTCGAGCAGGTCGATGGTGGCGGTGTCTGCGGCGGCGCGCGTCTTGATGTTGAGCTTCATGGTGTGGCTCTTTCAGGTGGAAGTGGGAAAAAGAAGGCCCCGGGGATCAGCCGGGGCCTGGGCGCGAGGTGGCGCCAAGGGGCGCGTCCAGGCGTCTGGACGCGGTCAGCGCATCAGGGCGCGGATTCGACGATGTCGTCGTCCAGCTCCAGCATGGCCGTGGCCTGGGTGATGGAGTCGACGCTGCCGACCTTGATGAGGAATTGCATCACCTGGGCGGTGAAGTAGTACTTGTAGCCATCCTTCAGCTCGATGCAGATGCTGTGGCTGGCGTCGGAGTTCGCGGCGGCGCTCATGATGGCCTGGCCGGCGTCGCTGTTGTCCAGCGCCATCGGGATGGTCATGGAGCCCGAGTCGTAGCTGCCCTTGCGCTTGACCGTCTTGCGTGTGGCGACCGGGTTGTGCTTGACCAGGTTGTACTTGCGACCGAACTCGCCGTAGTCGGTGATCTCGCCCACCTCGGTGAAGGTCAGCGCTTCGAAGCCGGCCTCGTTGTAGGTGGTGGGAAGGCCGGCGCTGATCTTGAACAGGGTGCCGGCAGAGGTTTCTGCGCTCATGGTGAAGTCCTTTCAGACGTGGTTGAAAACCCCGCTCGCGGTGCCGGCGGGTGGGTTGGGAACTCGGTGGGCTACAGGTAGCCCGGCTCGTGGCAGATGACGATGAAGTCCTGGCTCTGGGCGCTGACGCCGCGCTGGTCATCGCGCATGTCGGGGCCGGTGACGTCGGCCCGGGTGCAGACGCCGGCGATGCCGGCCACGGTGCCCAGGGCGTTGCCGCAGGCCTGCCGCACGGCGGCCAGCAGCTGCTTCTTGGCGGCGTAGGTCTCGGCCAGGGCGGTGACCTGAATGCGCGAGGTGACGAGCAGCACGGCCTCGTTGCGGGCCACCGTGCGGCGCTCGACGCGGCTGACCTGCTCCAGGATGAGCAGCGGCAGCGGCGCGCCCAGCGGCGCCTCCTCCACCCACACGCCATCGGCGCCGACCAGCGCGGTGACGGCGGCGCTGCCCTGCAGCAGGGCCTTCATGACGATCTCGGCGCTCACGGCTCGTCGCCCTCCGCCAGCGGCGCCGGCACATCGATGCCGTGCTTGGTGGCCAGGCGGGTGCGGACATACTCGCGCACCCCTTCCAGCACCTGGGCTTGGGTGGCATCCAAGGCCGGGCGCATGAAAGGCTTGGGCCGGGCACCGGGGTGGTCGACCTTGGCGACGCCGATGGCCAGCAGCTTGCCGCGGCGCGCCTTGATGATGTGGCGCTTGGTGCCGAACTCCACCATGTGCGCGTAGTAGGGCCGCTTGTTCTTCTTGCTGACGCCGGCGGTGACGGTGCCGATGACGGCGCCCTTCTTCGTCTTGGTGCCGACGCGCACGCTGTCGGCCAGCTGGCCGCTGACCGAGCGGATGTTGGCCGCGGCCTGTTCCTTCAAGGGCTTGAGGCCGGCGCGGATGGCGCCGCGCATGATGTTGCGCTCGATCTTCTCGGGCAGCTGGGCCAGCGCGGCCTTCAGCTCGGCCAGGCCCTTGACCTTGGTTTCGCTCATGACTGCTGGTGCCTCCACTCCACGCAACTCAGCTCCAGCCACTTGCGCCGGCCGAGCGGCGAGGCGCCGAGGATCTGCAGCAGGCGGCCATCGTCCAGGCGCAGGCGCATGTCGGTCGTGACGCCGGCGCGCCAGCGCAGGGTGACGCGGTGCGGTCGCCCATAGGTGGCCTGGCCGTCGCGGGCCTGGGCCTCGCCGGCCGTGGAGCTTTCCTCGACCTTGGCCCACAGCGTGGCGGCGTCAGCCCAGCTCTCCTCCTGCGCGCCGTAGACCGGATCGCGGGTGAGCGTGCGGGCCAGCAGGGTGACGCGGCGGTCCAGGTCGCCGGCGCCGAGCATGCGCTCGCGGTAGGTGGTCAGCACCAGAGCCTCTCGGCGTCGAGCAGCCGGGCGATCAGCGGCGAGGGCTGCAGGTCCTTGTCGGCCACCGCTTCGGGGCTGTTCAGCCAGGCAGCGACCTGCGCCTTGATGTAGAGCTTGACGGCGGCGTCGACCTCGGCGCGATCGGTAGGACCGGCCGTGAAATCCACCCTGACGCGGGCGCCGAGCGCCTTGGGCGCCAGCTCGGGCCAGGCGGCGCCAAGCGCTGGGGCGATCTCGGCACCGCCGCCCATGCCGGCGAACTCGAAGGCCGAGGGCGACAACTGCTGCCAGCCGTTGGCGCCCCAGTAGGTGATCTCGCACAGGTCGGGCGCATGCACGCTGAAGCTCTGCCCGGAAGCTGGCCAGCTGGACATCTCGAAGCGGAAGACGCGGCGCCGGTAGACGCGGCCGGTGATCTGCTCGGCCTGGGCCCGAGCCGCCGAGATGGCGCCGGCAATGTAGGCGTCCAGCTCGTCGCCTTCGAAGCGGGCGGCCAGCTTGGCCTCCTCGACAGTGACGGGCTCACCCGGGTCGATAGCGGTTCCAGTCACCTCGGCCTGGGACGACGATGCGAAGGCTCCCATCGCGATGGCCGCGTTCGCGTTGATGTCCGTGGTGGCCGTGGCCAGCGAGGTGAACTCGCCCATGCTGACAGAAGAGTTGGCCGCCACACCAACCGACGCCGACGACGCGCCCACGAAGGCGCCCATGGCGACGGCCGAGGAGGCCGCCACCACCACGGCCGCAGCCGCTGCACCGACGAAAGCCCCCATCGTCTGGGAGCTGTTGGCCGTGACGCCGACCTCGCCGTAGTCGGGCGCATACAGCGCCGCGCCGGCGATGCGGTGCGGACGGAAGAGCGCCGCCATCAGCTCACCACCACCGGGCCGCTGAACACGTCAGCCGCCGGGGATTGGCCAGGCGTGCCGTCGGTGTTGGAAACGATGAGGTAGCCGGTGGCACCGACGAGCAGCGCGGTGCCCGTGATGCTCACCGAGAAGACCCCGGAGCCGTTCGTGCTGGCGCCGGTGCCCTTGGCGGTGGGCGTCAGGAAGCTGCCGGGCGTCACCTGGTCGAAGAACGCCCAGCTCAGCCCGGTCTTGCTGGCGGCGGGGGTGCTGCCGTCCGTCGTCAGGGTCAGCGTCACCGTCGTGGCGGTCGCAGCGAACTCCGACACCGCGTAGGCATAGATGGGCTCGGCAGGCTGGTTGGCGGCGCCGCCACCCGGCAGACTGATGTCGGTGCCGAGCGGCACCACACGGCCAACAGCATCGTCGCCGGACGCGAACGACAGCCGGGTGGAGCCGTTCGCGCCGGTGGCGGCGGCGCTGGTGGTCAGCACAAGGGCGTTCGGGTTGCTGCCGTGGTAGGCCACGGAGCTGATCGTCATCGCGCCCAGGCCGCCCACGTCGTTGACGATCCAGGCCTGCGTGGCGTGCGTCAGGCCGGTCTTCAGGGCCTGGTCGAAGACGACCGTCAGCTGGTTGCGGCCCGCGTTCCATTGCGCTGAGCTGACGCGCGGGCCGCGGGGGCGGGTGCCGCTGTAGAGGGCTGCCTCGACGGCGAGCCAGTAGCGGTTGGCCTGGACCAGCAGCTCGGCGTCGGTCTTGGGGTGGACGTTGTCGGCATAGTCCTGCTCGATGAGGACCGGGCCGCCCTTGATGGCGGTGCTGTTGTTCGTCCAGGCCGAGAGCACGGCGCCGCGGATGTTGTCGCGGGCCGTGCGCGGGTCTGGCGGCAAGGCGCTGGCCATCTCGCCGCAGACGTCCACGAACAGCTTGGGCGCGCCAGGCAGATCGGCCGCGATGTTGGTCGCCAGCGTGTCCAGCGCCGTCCGGTAGGTCGCGAGCGGGATGGCCGCGCCGTTGGCGTTGTAGATGGCGTTGGGGCCGAGCAGGAAGATGGCGCCCTTGACGCCGGAGACGGTCGAGCTGGTGACGGCGCTGACTGCGGCGTTGTACTGGCCGTTGGGCTTGGCCCAGGTGTTGTTCACGCCGGCCACGTCGGTGCCGCCGACGCCGGTGTAGATGAACGCGACCGGGACGCCCTGGCTGGCCATGATGCGCGTGGCCATCAGCGGCGCGATGGTGCCGGCGCTCGACGCTTCGGTCAGCTCGGCCCAGGCGCCGCCGGAGAACTTGGCCGCCTTCAGCGTCGCGTGGGTGTAGGCCTGGCCGTTGGTGCCGCGGCCTTCGGCGCGCGAGTCGCCGGCCAGGAGGAACACGTCGCCGATACCGACGTTGGCCACGGTGGCGCTGGCGCTGGTCGTGGTCTTCTTGCGGACGGTCAGGGTGCCCTGGCCCTGCGCCTGGCCGGTCAACGTGCCGCTGAAGCTGCCTGCCGCTACGTTCGTGGCGATCGTCTGGTAGGCGCCGCCGTTGAAGCTGGCCTCGATGTCCTCGGTCGGGCCGCTGACCGTGCCGCTGATCTGGATGCTGCCGGTCGTGCCGCTGCGCTGGTGGACCTCGAAGGCGCTGGGCGTCGAGACCGTGATGCTGGCGCTCGCGGCCTCATAGAACACCGCAGTACGGTCGACCTGGTTGCCCGCCCCCGTTGCGGTGCCGATGACCGTGGCAGCTGCGATGGTCGCGGCCGTCGTCTGAATTTGGTACAGCGCGCCGCAGCCGAAGTTCGTGCTGGCCACGCCGTCCTGGCACTGGATGAGCGACCAGCCGGAGCCAGGCGACGCCGTCACGGCATTGGCACCGAAGCCGAAGGCCGTGAGCAACAGGCTGTTGTTGTTGGCCGGCGTCACGCTGGCCGCGGCGCCGGCCACGGTCACCGACGCGCCGGACGCGAACCCACCGACCTCTTTGTCGAAGGCAACGCTGCCCGATGCGCTCCACGCCGACACGACCAGGGCGCCGAGCACGCTGGTCGGGCCGTAGGTAAAGGTATGCGCAGCGCTGACGGTCGGGTTGATGCAGTAGTACAGGCGCGTCGATCGCGTGCTGCCGTCGCTGGTGGCAGTCAGCGGGGTCCAGGTGTTGCCCGCGCTGTCCGTCAGCGTCGGGGTGACGCCGTTGTTGTAGGTCAAAGCCGCGATGAGCAGCTTGGCGCCGGTGGTGTCGATGGCGCTCGTCGTGGCGCCATTGCTGGAGCCCGACTTGACGGAGGAGAGCAGCGCGATAGCCATGGCTCAGGCGTTCGGCGCGGTGACGGTCTTGGTAAGGACCGTGAAGGTCTGGCCCAGGCCGACGCTGGTGTTGTCCACCGTCATCGCACCACCCCCGCCGACGGCCGTGACGTCGCCCTGCTCGTGGCAGACGCCCGACGAATCGACCATGCGGTAGTAGCCCGGCGTGCCAGCGGCGATGGCGGCGACGGACCAGCTGCCCGAGAGGGACTTCACGCCACTGGCCACGGCCGCCATCCAGTCGGCCGGGCAGTTGATCTCGGCGATCTTGGTGCCGGTGGCCGCGGCGGCGCAGTTCGCCGGCATGGCGCCGGTGTAGATCTGGCACTTCGGCGGCGCTGCCGAACCGGTGATGCTGCCGCCGGCGCCCGCGCCAGCGCTCAGCGTCTGGCCGTTGATGGTGAGCTCGTAGGCCTCGCCGAGGTTGTTGCGCATTGCGGTGGAGAACTGAAGGATGGCCATGTGAAGGTCCTCGCGTGTTGTGGGCTCAGCCGCGGCGCTTCGGAGCGGCGTTGGCGTTGGCTTTGGCCGTCTTGGCGGCGGGCCGCGCTTCGGGCTTGGCCTGTCCAGACGCCTGGACTTCGTCCCACTCGGCGCAGCGCGCGTCCTCGACGAAGTGGCGGCACTCGGCCTCACCGCCGGTGTAGGTGTCGCCGGCGGAGAAGTTGCCGACGAGATGGCTGTGGCCGGTCGTGATGAACTTGACGCGGGGCATGGTGGGCTCCAGAAAGCAGGCGGCCCGGCTGGTGAGGCCGGGCCGCTGCAGGGTTGCGGAAGAGAAGGGGGCGGGATTACGCCGGGACCAGGTCGCCGTAGCGGACGGCCGCCGGACGCTCGACGGCCAGCATGCAGCGACGCACGGCGCGCAGCGTGATGAGCAGGCGCTGGAAGTTGTCGCCGTCGTGCTCGCTCATGTCGATCTGGACGCCCTCGCGGTTGTAGAAGGTGCCGGACTGGCCGAGCGACAGCACGCCCACCTTGCCGGCAGCGCAGGCGGCGGTGGTGATGACGGGGCGGTCGAACAGCGTGCGCTCGATGGCCGCGCCCGGGTCGCCGAGGATGTAGCGGCCCTGGCTGTCCTTCGTCAGGCGCATCGACCACCAGTCGGCAGGATTGAGCACGATGGCGTCGGCGGCGTAGTCGCCCAGTTCGCTGTCGCCGATCATCTTGCCGATGAGGTCGAAGCGGTTGTTGAGCAGGCCAGCGGCGGTCAGGCTCGCGGCGGTGTAGCCGTGAGCGGTGAAGTTGCCAGTCTTGGTGAAGCCGCTCATGTTCGGCGCAGTGCCGTTGCCGCCCCAGATCTGGTTCTCGACCCGCAGGTCCACGCCGTAGCGCAGGCGCAGGTTGATGTAGGCGGCCAGCATGGCGTTGTCGGCCGCGAGTTGCTTGCTGATCTTCAGGAAGTGGCCGATGGTGGCCACGGGCTCCGTCACGGGCGTGGTGGTGACCGCGCTCTCCGGCAGGACGTTGCCTTCCGTGGTTTCGGCCGCGCTGTTGGTGAAGACGTTCTCGCGCACGTAGTCCACGGCGTTGGCGCTGGTGGGCACAGTGGAGAGCAGCTGCTCCAGCGTCAGGCGCCGGAAGGCGCCGCCGACGATGCCGGGCTTGCGGTCGGAGTAGGTGTTGCCCACCGTGTTGGTGACGGTGTTCTTCACCGTGAAGCCGGCGGTCTTGCGGTTGCCCTCAACCAGGGCCTGGCGCTCCTCCTGCGAGCAGCCCTTGATGAACTGGGCGCCCCAGCTGGTGTCGGCCTTCTCGTCGGGGTTCTTCGGGATGACGCCCTTCTGCTCCAGCACGAGCAGGCGCTCGGCCAGGGCCTTCTGGTCGTTGCCGAGGTTCTCCACGGCGGTCTTGGTGTCCTTCGACACTTCGCCCAGGGTCTTCAGCTCGCCGGCGGCCTTCTCGTCCCAGGTCTTGAGCTTGGTCTCCAGCGTGTCGAGCGCCTTCATGACCGCGGTCAGCTCGGCGCCGGGCACGGCGCTGGCGAGCATGAGGGCGCCCAGGTGCTCGGGCTGGAAGGCGAGCACGCCGGTGGCATAGAGGGCCAGTCCGACGAGGGCGATGGCGGCGATGGCGAGCCAGGCTCGCGGGGTGCGATGGAATCGGGTCATGGTGATGTCCTTTGGTGGAGGTGGAGTGGAGGTGCGGAGGGGTGGAACGCTCAGCCCGGCAGATGGCTGCCCAGCGCCTGCACGCGGGTCAGCAGCTCGGCCATGGCCTTCGCCTCGGCGCTCTGCGGCTCGGGTTCCCCCACGACGCCCAGCACGGCCTTGACGCGGGCCACCAGCGCGGCAGCGGCCCCTTTGGAAAAGCCGCCTGCATCCCGCAGGAGGCGCTCGAAATCGCGGATGGACTCGACCTCGGCGATGGCCTCGGTGATGTCGGCGCCCTTGACGCTGGCCAGATCGATGGTGGCGGCGGCGTCAGCCTGGAAGGTGACGGGCGAGATTTCCTTGAGGACCGACCAGCGGCGGATGACGCGGCCGGTCTCGGTCTCGTCATAGTCGCCCTTGACGACGAAGCCGCCGACGCTGAGGCCGTCGAGCGTGCCGTGCTTGAGGGCGGCGTACACGTCGCGGCCCATGCTGCTGGCCAGCGTGAGCTCGCCTTCGACGTACAGGCCGTGGTCGTCTTCCTTGGCGGTCGTCCACTTACCGATGGGCAGCATGCCCCAGTTGTGGCCGAAGAACATCTTGGGCTTGCCGTGCTTCTTGAGGGTCAGCTCGAAGGCGCCCTTGACGATGGTGTCGCCGTAGGAGTCGACGCCACCGAAGACGGACGCATAGCCGGAGAAGCGGCCGGTGTCGCCCTCGGCCTTGAGGTCGACGTCAGAGAGCTGCAGGGTCTTGCGGACGAGCATGTCAGGCTCCGTTGATGTGGATGGAGGGCTGCGGGCTTTGGCCGAGCAGCTCGATGGGGAGAAGGTTGCTCTGCACGGTGAGCACGTCGCCGCCTGGCAGGGGCGGATCGTTCTCGAGCTGGCGGCACTCGTTGCGGGTCTTCAGCCCGTTCTGGACGGCCTTGCCGTAGTAGTCGAAGCGGTCCTTCAGGTTGCCGCGCAGCAGGGCATCGAGGCTGATCTCGGCGACCTGGCGGGCACGCTGGCCGGCGCTCATGACGCGCTTGCGAACGGCCTGCTCGATGTTGACGACGATGGGTCTGATCGTCAGCTTGTGGAAGCCGTCGACGATCTCGGCCACGCCGCTGCCCCAGGTGGTGACGTTGGAGTGGAAGGCCAGCACGGGCGGCACGCCGAACCAGCGGCACAGCTCCTCGACGCCCCACTGGCGCGTCTCCAGCAGCTGCTGCTGCTCGGGCGTCAGGCTGAGCTGCTGGTACTTCATGTTTGCCTCCAGCACGAAGAGGCGGGCGAAGCTGCCGGTCTGCATCTCGGCGAAGCGCGCCCTGACGGCGTCGCGCTGGTCCTGCTTCAGGACCTGGTCGACCATGAGCACGCCGGTCGGCTTGCCGCCGTTGGAGAAGAGGCGGTTGGCGGCGGACTGGGCCGAGGCGACCTCGGCCGTGGTGGGGCGCATGAGGTCGAGCTTGGACAGACCCTCGGTGCCATTCCCGAGATCCTTGATGTGCAGCACGTTCTCCTCGGCCAGCACGGCGACGTCGCTGCCGATGCGGTAGGCGTAGGCCATGCTGCCGTCGTCGAGCACGAAGCTCTCGACCTGGTCGGCGGCCATGGGCCACATGGCGATGACCTCGCCGGTGCGCTCGTCGCGGTGCAGCCGGGCGTAGCAGCGGTTGCGCAGCAGCAGGTTGAGCAGCATGGCCATCCAGAACTCCATCGGCGTCATGCGGGCGTTCGGGCTGTCGCGCAGCAGCTGGTAGAGCCGCGAGGTGCGGGCCAGGGTGCGCTTGCCATTGCCCTGCTCGTCATAGGCGAAGAACGGCAGGCTGGCGATGAGGCTGGAGATGAGCCAGATGCAGCGATACACGGTGCTGATCTGCAGGGCGCTCTCGGGACCGATCATCGGCAGGTCGGCCACCAGGGTGCTGGTGGGCTGGGTCTGCTGCCGGCCGGGCCGCTCTGCCAGCGCACCGCTGCCCATGCTGACCCACCCAGGCGGGAGCAAGTCCCAGGACTCGGGGACGGTCGTGAATTTCATGGGTGCGGTCAGCCGACGATGAGGTTGTTGAGGAAGGCGTCGAGGTCTTGCCGCATGTCGGGCTTGACCTTGCTGGCGTGGGCCATCACGTCGGACACCATCAGGTCGATACGGCCCGTGGCCTTGGACTTGTCGAGCTTGCGGTTGCCGGCGGCGTCGCTCACGGTGACGGCGTTGCTGGCGCACCAGGTATGCACCGGGTGGCCGTTGTGGGCCACGGTGCGGTTGAGCACGGCGGTCTCGAAGGCATCGATGGCCGGGCTCATGTCCTGGAAGCCCTGGCCGAAGGGGAGCAGCTCGGGCAGCGTGATGCCGGCGTCTGCGGCCTGCTGCTTGAAGTCGGCCAGGCGCCAGCGGTCGGCGGCGATGTGCGGCACATCGAACTGGGCACAGATCTGCGCCACGCGCTGCAGCACGAAGTGCTTGCTGACGGCGGCGCCAGGCGTGACTTCCAGGAAGCCTTGCTTGGCCCAGGCGACGTAGTCGACGCGGTCCTTCTGGCTGCGCTTCTCCAGCGAGTTGTCGGGGCCGCCCTCGGGCAGCCAGCACCAGTTGAGCAGCTTGTAGGGCTCGCCGCGCGGGGGCTCGTCGCCGGGGTGCGCGGCGCTGAGCGGGTCCTGGTCATGGAGTGCCTTGGCGACGGCCCAGGCTTCCCAGCGCACGGTGACGATGGGGTCGGCAGGCTCGACGAGCAGGGTGAAGGCGCAGAGGTCGGTCGTGCTGGAGAGGTCCAGGCCACCGAAGGCGCGGCGGCCGCGCAGGTCCAGCGCGTCGAAGTCCAGGCGGCACGGGTCCCACACGGCGGCGGAGAGCCACGGGTTGATGGCCGCCGTCCACTGGCAGAAGTTGAGGCGGCGGACCAGCGATTCCTTGCTGGGGATGCCGCGCGCGTTGGTGACCTGCTTGCGCAGATAGTCGACGCCGGGCAGGCCGTGGAATTGCAGCGAGGGGTTGACCTTGGGCCAGCAAGCCTCGCTCTCGAACGGGTCTTCGCCTTCGTCGAGGCCGCAGACGAAGGCGAAGTAGGCGTCGTTGACGGCGCGGCCGGCGGCGACCTCGACGGCGTAGTCGTGCTCAATGCCGCACGGCGTCTGCTTGCCGGCGCCGCTGTTGGTGATGACGAAGGTGAAGGGCTGGCGGCGGCTCTTCCAGCCGGCCTGCAGCATGCCGAGCACGGCGTTGGTCTTGTGCTCGTGGTACTCGTCGACCAGGCCGACGTGCGGGCGCGGGCCGCTGTTGCCGTCTTCCGCGGCGATGGGGCGGAAGAAGCTGGCGTTGGCGGGGTAGGCCATGTTCCAGGTGCGCTCGCCGACGCCGCTTTTGGTGACGCGGCGCTCCAGCTCGGGCGACTGGTCGCGCATGGCGACCGCGTCGCGGAACAGGATCATGGCCTGGTCCTTCTTGGTGGCGGCGGCGTAGATCTCGGCGCGGGGCTCGCCATCGGCGACCAGGCCCTTCATGCCGACGCCGGCTGCCAGCGGCGACTTGCCCGAGCCCTTCGCGGTCTCGACGTAGACCATGTTGAAGCGGCGGATCAGGCCCTTGGTCTCGTGCTCGGTCTGCCAGCCGTAGATGCTGCCGACGATGAAGCACTGCCACTGGTCGAGGATGAAGGGCTTGCCTTCAAACTCGCCGCCGTTCAGGCAGAGCACCTCCTCGAAGAAGGCGATGGACTCTTCGGCCTCGGCCACGTTCCAGATGAGGCCGCGGGCCGGGCCTTCGTCGAGGTCGCGCAGGTGGCGGGCGCAGGCGTCGCGCACGTGCGGGCCGGCAATGATGTCGCCTGCCAGCACACCCTTGGCGTAGGCGGTGGCGCGGTCGCGCGCGGCGCCGAAGACGCGCTTCGCCTTCTTGGCCTGGCCGGCCTGGCGTGCCGCGCCGGCGACCGAGGTCTTCTTGGCGCGCGGCGCAGGCTTGCGCGAGGCCGTGCCGTAGACCAGGCGGTTGACGAAGTCGCTCACTTGAAGAAGCGGCCTGTGCCGTTGGATTGATCGGCGCCGCCGTCGCCGAAGAGGCCGAGCTGCGGATTCACCATGACCTTGGAGCGGCTGGCCGGGTCCATGCCGAACTTGGCCAGCAGCGCCTCGGCGCGCTTGACCAGCATCTGCTCGGCCACCAGGTGCTGGGCCAGCATCTCGGAACCGGTCTTCGGGCTCTTGATGACGAACTCGTCACCGCGGCGGGCGCGCACCAGGCGGATGTCGGCGATGGTGTTGCACAGCAGCTCCAGCGCGACCTTGTCGGCCACGGTCAGCACCTGGGCCTTGCGCAGCATGAAGGCCAGCTCGCGCCAGACCTGCTGCGCGCCGTCGTCGAGGTGCCAGGGCGGCTCCAGGTCGCTGACCAGGTCGAACTCGGGCTCGGCGTCGTTGCCGGACCGCTTGCCCCGGTTGCCCTCGATGGCCTTGAGGGCCGAGGGCTTGGATGGCCTGCCTGCCATGCTTAAGCCCCCCCTCCCAATTTCGCGGGCGTGCACGCGGTGGGAAGACGCCGGTCTTGTGTGGAAGGCACTTCCGACTTTTCACCCGCCCCTACCCCCCGTGCGGGCTGGTGCCAGGGGTGGGCCAGGTCCAACGGGCGGCCGTCATGACCAGCGCCGCGCAGCAGGCCGGAGGCGCTGTGCTCCTGCGCCTGCTTGTGGGCGTCATGGCACGGCTTGCACAGCGACTGCAGGTTGTCGTGGTCGAAGAACAGCTCGACATCACCGCGGTGCGCCTTGACGTGGTCCACCACCGTCGCGCCCACCAGCTGCCCCAGCTCCGCATGCATGCGGCACAGCGGCTCGGACTCCAGCTGGCGCGCACGCATGCGCTTCCAGCGGGCCGAGTTGTAGAGGTGCTTGTGTTGGGACATGGTGCCAAAAAGGCGAAGGCCCCGCGCATTGCTGCGTGGGGCCTTCGAACTGGCGGACTGCGATCAGGTTGCGGGAATGTAGGGGGAAAAGCGTAAGTTGCAAAAATTCATCTACTCACCGAGCAGCGATGCCGCCAGGACGCGATGAATGGCCTCTATGCGCTTCTCGACAGTCCTGACCTGGCATCCGAGCTTCGCCGCCTGCTCAGCGAGGCTCAGAGAGCCGCTGCAGTAGTGCACGACGACGGTGTTGCGCTCCCGCATGCTCAGCGCCGCCACAGCCGCATGAACGCGATCCACATCCCGCCCTCGTGACACCGTCTTCATCGTCGGCGTCTGCCCCGGCGAGGGAGGTGACCAGTCCTGATGCAGCACCGACATCGTCGGGTAGCCTGACCCATCGCCCTCCCCTGCCACAGCCGCAGCCCAGCGCCGCAGCATGTCGTCTATCTGCTGAATCTTCGCCATCAGTTGAACCCCTTCCGTTCGCCGGCACCATCGCCACCCTTGCCCACTCCACCAGCCGATGCAGGCACCGGACCCGCCCAGTTGTCGAACCGCTGGTACTTGCCGTGGAAGAACAGGCTGATCGTGTCGGTGGGCCCGTTCTTGTTCTTGCAGATCTCGGCCTGCGCCCAGTACTTGTTGTCCGCCGTCAGCTTCCGCTTGGCCTGGCGGTGCAGCAGCATGATCACGTCGGCCGCGCCCTCGATGTCGCCGCTGTCACGCAGGTCGCTCATGTGCGGCAGGCCCGCGCGCTTGTCCGCCTCCCGGCTTAGCTGCGACAGCAAGATGCCCCACAGCCCGAACTCCTTCACCAGCGCCTTCAGCCCGTTGGAGATCTCGCCCAGCAGCTGGTTGCGGTTCTGGTTCTCCCCGGTCATCAGCTGCAGGTAGTCGATCAGCAGCACCTTCAGCCGCGCGCCAGGCTGAATCGACTGTATTTTGCGATTGGCCTGCTGCACCTTGCGCCGCACGTCGGCCAGCGTCAGCCCGCCCTGCGCGTCCACCAGCAGCTTCTTCTTGCCCGCCTTGTCCGCGCCCAGCGCCAGGCCAGCCCACAGCGCGTCCGGGTCTTCCGCCTTCGCCGGGTTGCGCAGGTCAGCCAGGTTCACCTTGCCCAGGTTCGCCACCGCGCGCTGGCCATAGGTCAGCAGCGAGTCTTCCTGGCTCAGCACCAGACACCACTCGTCCTCGGCCACATTCAGGCCGATGGTCTGCGCACAGGCGCTCTTGCCCATGCTCGGCCGCGCGCCCATCACCCACAGCTCGCCGGCACGCCCACCGCCAGCCGTCAGCGCATCGAGGTCAATGAAGCCCGTCGAGATGCCCGGCAGCTTGCCCGCCGCCAGCGCCTCGACCTCGTCGATCAGCTCCAGCATCAGGTCGCCCAGCAGCACCGGCTCATCCGCCGAGCTGGCGCCCTGCATCAGCTTCAGCAGCGACGTCACCGCCGCGTCCACAGCCGTCATGATCTCCGGCGCCTCCAGCTTGCCGGCCACCGCGCCCTGCAGGTCCACCGCCAGCGCCGCCACCTGGCGCTGCACCGAGCGCGACCGCACGATCTCCGCATACCGCCGCGCGTTCGCCGAGCTCGGCACGCACTGCGCCAGCGCGTTGATGTACGCCAAGCCCCCCACCGCCAGCTGCTCGCGCTCGGCCAGCGCATCGAACACCGTTACCACGTCCGCCGGCTTGCTGGCGTTGATCAGCCGGCTCATCGCGCCGAACAGCACCTGGTGCTCGCGCCGGTAGAAGTCGTCCGGCTTCAGCAGGTCACCGACACGGTCCCAACACCGGTTGTCGATCAACAGCCCGCCCAACACGCTCTGCTCCGCCTCCACCGAATGCGGCGGCACCCGCAGCCCCTGCAGCTCCGCGTCGGCCGAGGGCACGGGCCGCGGGTCCTCGCCAAAGATCGCGCTCATGCCTCGGCCCCTTCCACCGCCGACTCACGGTCGAAGGCCTCCCAGTACCGCGCCGCCTGCTCACCCGCCGTCGACAGCCGCGCCTCCTGCCCGGCCGACAGCAGCCACAGCCCATACCAGCTGCACCGCACGCACTCCCGGAACCGCTCGCGCCAGTCCCGCTGCCGCTTGCCCGCCCTCAACTGCCGCCGCTTGAACTCCCGCCAGCACAGCGCCACGAAGGCCCGCGGCAGCTCCACCGCCGCGGCGTAGTCGAACACCTCGTCATCCGGCGGCACCGCATCCTGTCCAGACGACTGGACCGCTTCGAGCCAATCGGCGAGCGACAGCAACGGCGGCTGTTCAGCCGAAGGCCCGACACCGCCCTTCAGCCCCCCGGCCGAAGGCTGGGGGGTATGGGGGGTATGTATTTGTATTGGTTCAATGACGGTTTGGGTGACACCATGACACCCCTGGGGTGACACCATGTCACCCATGGAAACCCTAGGGGTGACACCATGACACCCCTGGGGTGACACCATGTCACCCATGAAAACCCGACCTTGAGGCCCCACGGGCAGGTCCAGCTCGGCCTGCCTCAACGCCTCCTTCTCCGCAGCAGCGGCCTCGCGCTCACGCTCCAGCTGCTTCAACAGCGGCACATTCAGCGTGTAGCGGTTGCTCTTCATCGCCCCGAGGGCGCAGACCATCAAGCCCGCCTGCTCCAGCGCCCGCAGCGCCCGCTGCACCGTCCGGTCGCTCAGGCACGTCCGCTCCACCAGCGACGCCACCCCGGGCCAGCACACGCCCGCGTCATTGGCCTGGTCCGCCAGGCTCATCAGCACCGCCTTCTCGCTCGGCGGCAGCTGCAGGCCCCAACAACAATCCATCACTCTTGTCGACACGAATCTCTCCCGCCCGCAACGCCCGCCCCGTCATCAGGGCCGCGCAACAGGCAACACAAAACCCTCGCGGGCGCCGAAGCGCTCACGAAGGCACATCAAAAAGGGGTCAAGGGCTGGTCACTCTGCGGGCGACAACCCTCCCATGAAAGGCACCGCCAGCAGCGCCGCAAACGCGCCCAGGCCCGCGCCGGCATCCGCCGCACGGTCGGCCAACAGGCACAACTCCGGGCAGCCCTTGGCCGCGAACACCGCCGGCCGGCTGTCCAGCACCATCACCAGCAAGCCCGCGCTCTTCAGCCGGCTCACCGTGTACATCCCGACCCGGTCGCCCACGCAGGCGCGCCGAGACAACTCCCGGGCCGTGCCCGGTGCAGCTGCGGCCTCGTCCAGCAGCGCACGCGCCACCTCGCCCACCGCGCCCACAGGCCTCCCGCGGCCCCGGGCGGGTCTTGACGGCAACGGCAGACGCCGCTGCATGTCCAGCACTGTCATGCCCCCCCCCGCGCGCGCTCGCCCACGATCCGCGCCAGCTCGAACACCGAGCTGGCACGCACCAGGCCGTCGAAGTAACTCGCCGGCTCGGGCCGAGGCGCCGCCGGCGGCAACGCGGCCGCGGCGTAGTAGCGCACCCGCACCTTGCAGCCCCTCCAGCGCCCTTCAGCGATCTCCCGCTCACCCGTGAACCAGCCCCGCACGGCAGCCCGCTGCAGGATGCGGCTCGGGCAGCCCTGCAGCGCAGGGGGCGCGCCGCACGCGGCCAGCGCCTCCTCCACCGTCACGCCCACCGGCCGGCCCGCCTGGGCCGTCAGCGAGCGGCAGTGCGCATGCACCGCCCGCGTCCAGTCGTTGAGCGCGCTGCCCCTCAAGGCCGCGCCTCCGGCGCCAGCGCCTGCAGGGCCGCATTCATGGCCGTCACCTGCTGGATCAGCACCTGGCCGCAGCTCACCAGCGCATGCCAGCGCCGCACGATCTCGGCCAGCTCGGCGTTCGTCACCTTGTTGTCGCCCAGGTCGCCCGCCACCTCGCCTACCAGGCTGGAGAACTCGTGCGCCAGGCGGCTCAGCGTGGCCAGGCAGGGCGCGTCGGCCGTGGGCACATCCGGCATCGGCACCGGAGGAAAGTGCCGGCAGGCCTCGGCCATCGCATACAGGATGCGGAAGTCACCCGACATGACCTGCATGTCCACCGCCGTCTTGAGCCCGAGCTTCGCGCTCGTGCGGTTCGGGTTCAGCTCATCGTCGAGGTTGCGATGGTTGATGCGCTCGGCCAGCGCCTTGGCGCCGCCCGGGTAGTCGCTGCCGGTCCAGTAGGCAGCATCCAGGACGCTGCCGCTCATACGACCGCCGCCTGGCCGTTCGGATGGACCTCCCCGGCCGCTGGAGCGACAGTTTGCCCATGCTCCAACCCTTCTTCCCCCGCCCCGATGCTGGGAACACAAGGTGCGCCCTCGACGCCGACCAGCTCTGGCCAGATCAGGTGCCAAGTCTTCGCTCGAAGATGCCAGCGCCGCAGGCGCCCACCCGATTGCTGCTCCAGCCGAACGGCCCGGGCCGGCTCAAGCTCTCGTCGTCCCGTCAGAAGTTGATACAGGTAGCGCGAATCGAGGCCGAACTCTTCACACAGCCTGTTTCGCTCTTCGATAGGGATGGTGCTCATGCCATGCAGCATAGCACCGTGCCATGCATTGGAACAAGCAACGTGCTATGCCACAAACCTAGCATGCTGCTATCGAATGCTGACCCTATGAAGCCCATAGGCCAGATACGCCGGGAACGGCTCAAAGAGCTGCTCAGCGTTGGCGCAATCTCTTTTGCAGACCTCAACTCCTGGCTCGGTCGCCTACGCCGCGATGCCACGTTGAACCAGATTGCCCAAGCCGCACCCAATTCCACCACCGGCAAGCCCCGCGAGATGGGTAGCGGTCAGGCGCGGGCCATTGAAACCAAGCTTGGGCTACCCGAGGGCTGGTTCGATACCGATCCGGCCAGAGGCGGCGCAGACGTGCATCTCACCCTCCCCGATGGCCGCACCATCCTTCTGGAAGCGAAAGTCCACGCCAGCCGGCCGAACAAGCACCCAGCCGCAGCTGAAGAGCGCACCCCGTACACCACCAGCAACTGGCCTTTCAAGACGATCAAGCCGCGGGATCTCGCGCCGCTCTCTGAAGGCAGCCTAGAAACCCTGGAACGGATGATCCATGCCTTCCTGGGCCATCCCTCGTCGCCGGCCGACTGGCGGGCTACCGCCCTCAGGATCGCTGCAGATCTTGACCGCAAGCAGCGGTCTGACAAGTTCACAACCTTTGTCCGCGCCATCGAGTTCGAACTCGCCAAGCCCTCGACTACGCCGGAACCGGCTGCGCTGCCATGAAGTGCGTAGAAATCAACGACCCGCTCGAATGCGACTTCGTGATCGCAGAGGAGACGGTCAGACCCACCGGCAAGAAGGCGCGCACCTGCCGCCAATGCGGACAACTAACGTGGGCTCACACACACGCATGCATATGGTGCGGGCATGACCGCACGGCAACCGCTTTGCGCTGGCTAGCCATCGTCACACTCCTCGCGTTCCTGGTAATTTTCCCGTTGAAGTTAGGGGTTATGTAGATAGAGTCGGCCGCTCCCAAAGAGGGGTAACCGTGACGAAAGACAACGACGCCGTCAACAAGTTCCTGGAGCGGCTCCAAATGCCAAGCGCCGAAGCGACGACCGAAGAGGCGACCGTACCGCAGCAGCGGATCGTGATTAACCGTCCCGTGCGCTGCACTTTCGTCATTGGAAGCGCTCAGGCCGAAGCAAGAAAGCCGCGCGCCCGGCGGCAGCAGTAGGCGATGTCCAACGCGACACTTGCCGGCTTGGCCACAGTGCTACTTGCAGCGCATGCCATTGCCAATGGCGCCCCTACAAAGCAACTGGAGATCAAGGGACTGCATTTGGGCATGCCCGAATCAGCTGCGCGCCAGATCGACAACCTCCCAAGCACCACGGTGGCCGGCGTCAGATCAGCCAACGCGGAAGGCCCCGCCCTTAGCTTGAAGTTCGGCGACGGCCGACTGGAGTCCGTACTGTTCGTGTTCAAGAGCGATGACTTCGGCAAGGTTAGGGACGCGCTGAAGGCAAAGTACCCCGGCCTGCAGTGCACCAAGTACAGGCTTGCCTACAAAGAGTCTTCGTGGCGCACCCGAAGCGTGGACCATGAAGAGTGCAGCTTGGTGCTCGGCGAAGCGGCGCTGATGCTGCACCAGCACGGCAGTCAGGTGTTCCGATCGGAACTCGCATTGGTCTCAAAGCGCGCATATGGCGAGCGAGCAGCCGCACGCAAGAAGGCCCTCGACGAAGCCGAAAGCAAGAAGCGCGACAGAGCGCGGCCGAAGACTGACGACCTCTAGTCGTTTCTCGTGCGCTACATCACCCGCAACCCAACGGGCTTTTTTTTGCCCGCGTTGCATAGCCGCTTGCTATTTGCATAGCACGTTGCTAAATTCTGGTCGCCAACCAACGGAGGCCCGAATGCAAACGACCGCTGCCAATCCCCTGTCCAGACGTCTGAACGCGCCGCCGCTGCGGCTCAAGGCCTGGTATCTGCGCTGGCTGCAGGCCTCGCTGGTGCGCCAGCTCGCCGACCTGCAGCTGAGCATTGACCAGGCCACGGACCTGGCCATTGCGATGGCCCAGGCCAACCGCTACTCCCCTAGCCTGCAAGGCCAGCGCCGCGACATGCGCGTGCGCCGCGAGCTGCTCACAGAGCGCCTGCAGATCGTCACGGCCGAGCTGGCCGAGTTGCAGCAACTGGCGGCGGCATCGTGAGCGGCCTGACCTACGTCAGCGACGACGGCCGCGGCCTGCACATCAGCCCTTGTGCGGATGTCGCCTATTGGCGTCACAGCGCCTGGTGCGATGCCGGCAAGTGGGGCGTCACCCTTTACCCGTTCGGCGTGACGCGCGAGGTGCTCGGCGCGTTCGTCGTTCAGCGACCAGCCGTCGTCGACGACTTCGGCAGCCTCGTCTTCGTGGGGCCAGTGCAATGAGTGCGGCGCCCACCAATCACCAAGCGCCAACGCCGGCACCCATCCCGAGCAATGAGCGAGGCGCCTGGACCTGCAGCCTGTGCGGCTTTCGCGGCTTCTGGTCGGGCGGCATGCACTGCATGGGGAAACCGCAATGAGCGCCGTCCACCCCGCGGCCCTCGCCCGCCCCTTGACCGACGCCATCGGCCACGCCCTCGTCGCCGAAACGATGGCCCTGCTCCGCCAGGACCTGCGCAAGGCCGCCACGTCGGCCCACCCTGACGCACTGCGCACCGGCAGCATCGAGATCGCCCTGGTCCGCGTCGTTGGCGCCATCGCCGGCCGCGAGGCCGAGGCCGCACTCGGCCGGCTGCTGGGCTGGAGCACCTCGCACGACTTTGGCGGCCTGGCCCGCGAGTCAGCTCAAGCCAGCGTGCCGCCCGGGCCGCAGCCTGCCGCGCCCACACCCGAGCTGCTGGAGGCCCTGCTCGGCCTGGTCGAGTGCCGCAACGCCGTGCGCCGCCTCGCCCAGCTGCAGGCGGAGATCGCCACGCAGGAAACCGAGCTGACGCCCGACCAGGCCGAACGCCTGGCCAGCCTGCAGCAGGTCGTTGAAGTCACCGGCCCGCAGCGCTGGCGCGCCGCCTGCCTGCTCGCCGCCCGCGCCGCCGGGGTGCTGTCATGAGCGCCGGGCCCAGCACGGCCACCGTGCCGCGCCCGCCGCACGCCGTCTGCGTGGCCACCGGCCACCGCTGGGCGGCCCGCTGGCGCGAGGGTGTGCTCATCGTCTGGCGCTGCCAGCGCTGCGGCCTGGAGCGCAAGGCATGAACGCCGCCCAGCTCGCCGGCCTCGACCTGCCGCGCCCCATGCGTGCCCCGCTCGCCTGGCTGCAGGCCGACACCCTGCCCAGCGCCTTCCGCGCCTGTTACCTGTGCACGCATGGGGCCGACGAAGGCATCGAGCGCGTCTGCCGCCACCCCGAGCTGCTCGACAGGGGCGCCCCGCAACCCGTCGCCGTGCTGCGCTCGGCCGGCGGCGGCTGCGGCCCCAATGCCGAGCGCCTCTGCCTGGAGCGCTGAGCCGTGGCCGCCACCACGCACCACGCGCCGGCCCCCACCGAGGCCCAGATGCAGCACGCCTTTGCACAGGTGCGCGCCGCAGGCTGGCCGCCGTCCCTGGCCGAGCTGCAGCTCGACAGCTCGCCCCTGGCCACGGCCCGCCTGGGCATCGTGCGCGCCGCCGCGCTGCACGTGGCCCACGGCGGCCAGCTCACGCGGCCCGACCTCTCGGGCCCCATCACCGACTGGCGCCTCAAGCCGGCCCCGGCCCACCACGCCCACCCCCACCCCGCGCGCCGGCACGGCGACGCGGTCGACCTCAAGCGCGTCGCCTCCGGCGACAAGGAAGACGACTGACCATGTCCCGCCCCACCCTCACAGGCGAACGCCTGGCCGAGTTCCTGCGCCGCTACCCGCACGAGCCCAACCCCCAGTTGGCGGCGGCCTTCGGCATCACCGTCCACCAGGCCGGCAACATCGGCTTCAACCACGGCGTCAAGAAGACGGCCACCACCATCAGCCGCGCCAACGGCAGCGGCACCAGCGTCGCGCAGGCCGTGCTGGAGCTGATCAAGGCGCGCGGCAAGCAGGGCCTCAACCGCCCCGAGGCGCTCGCCGCCCTGCCCCACCTGCGTGCCGATGGCATCTGCAACGCCCTGCGCACCCTCGCCCAGCGCGGCGAGACGCACCAGGCCGGCCGCCGGCGCCAGTACCGCTGGTTCCGCAGCCTGGCAGACGCCCTCGCCCACAACGCCTCCCAGGGCGCGCCGGCACCCGTGCCGGGTGTCGCCGTGGCCAGGCAGCACGGCCCGGCCCTGACGGCCGGCGAGGCCATCGAGACGGCCCGCACCGTGCGCCGCACCTGCGTTTCCCCCGCCCCGCCCGAGCTGCCCAGCGCCGCTCGCCACTTCTCCGCCCAGCGCCCTGGCCAGTACGGCCACGAGGCCAGCAGCTGGGTCGCCGCCATCACTCAACGCTGAGGACCCGCCATGACCGCGCCGCAATTCACCACCATCCGCCTGGCCGCCGAATTCCTGCTCGACAGCCCCACCAATCCCCGCGTCCATTACGACGAGACGGCCCTGCAGGAGCTGGCCGACAGCATCAAGAGCCAGGGCCTCATCCAGCCCATCGTCGCGCGCCCGCTCAGCGCCAAGCTGGCCCATGAGATCGTCTGCGGCCACCGCCGCGTGCGCGCCGCGCGCCTGGCCGGCCTGGAGGTCATCCCCGCCATCGTGCGCAACATGACCGAGGAGGAGGCCGCCACCGCGCAGATCCACGAGAACCTGGCGCGCGTGGACGTCAGCCCGCTGGAGGAGGCCGAGGGCTTCGACCGCCTCATCCGCAAGTACCGCGTGCCCATCGAGCAGGTCATCAAGGACAGCGGGAAGTCCCGCGCCTATGTCTACGGCCGCCTGAAGCTGCGCAAGCTCTACAAGCCGGGCCAGGAGGCCGTCGCCAGCGGCCTGGCCACCGACGTGGCGCAGATCATCGCCAGCCTGCCCACCGAGGCTCTGCAGCGCAAGGCGCTCGACGACGTGCGCGGGTCCGAATGGCAGGACGGCAAGATGGTGCCCACCGGCTGGCGGAGCGCGCGCGACGCCAAGCGCATCCTGGCCAACGGCCGCTACTTCATCGCCATCGCCAAGGCCCCCTTCTCCCCCGACGACGCCACCCTGGGCGGCGAGGCCTGCACCGGCTGCGCACAGCGCACCATCAACGACCCGTCCGCCGAGCCGGGCGCCGACCTGTGCACCGATGTCAGCTGCTTCGAGGCCAAGACGCGCGCCCTCTACGCGCAGCAGGCCGAGCAGCTGCGCGCCCAGGGCCACACCGTGCTGGAGGGCGACGAGGCCGACGCCTTCCAGCCGCACCGCTACAGCACGCCCAAGGGCTTCACCAGCCTGACGACGGGCTTCTGGATCGACGGCGACAACGTCCTGCTGGAGGACCTGCTCGCCAAGCGCCCCGAGCACGTTGCCGCGCCCAAGCTCACCTATGTGGTGGACGAGGACGGCAGCCTGCGCGGCTTCATGGCCGACGCCGACCGCGCCGCGCTGGTCAGGGCCGCCGAGCAGGCCGCCGGCCAGGACAGCGACGAGGATGACGACACCGACGCCGGCTCGGCGAGCGCCGATGATGACGACGACGAGGCGCCCGGCGCGGCCTCCACGCCGCACTCGCCCGAGGAGATCGCCGCGAGCACCCACTGGCCCGACATCAAGGCCGCCATCCTGCGCGCCGCAGCGGCCGCACCGCGCACCGTCGACGACATGCGCTACATCGCCGCCGCCGCGCTTGATACGCACGACGACAGCGCCATCGAGGCCATCGCCGACGCCATGGGCTGGGGCCCCGAGGTCAAGCAGCTCGCCGAGGACGGCGAATACAACGCGGCCATCAACTGGACGCTGCAGCAGCTGCCCGGCATGGACGCCGACCAGCTCGCCCTGCTCGTCCTGCTGCTGGCCCTGCAATGCGGCCCCATCGCCGCCGACGACTGGCGCAAGGCCCGCGTGGCCATGGCCAGGCACTATGGCGTCGATCCATTGAACCCGGGCACGCCCGAGGCGAGGGCCGAGGAGCAGCCCCAGCTCGACGGCATGCCGCCCGCCGAGCAGGACGACGACGAGGACGAAGCAGCGCCGCAGCCGGCCGCCAAGCCCAAGGCCAACGTCGCCCGCTACCGCAACCCCGCCACCGGCGAAACGTGGAGCGGCCGCGGCCTGCAACCCAAGTGGCTCAAGGCCGCCATCGCCGCCGGCAACCAGCTCGCCGACTACGCCGTCGAGGCCGTGCCCGCATGAACCACGTCGCCCACCCCACCAACAACGCCACGCTGGCGCCGCCGCCTGGCATGACGCCTGATCAGTGCGACGCGCTGCCCATCACGCGCATCCTGTACGACCAGGTCGACGGCAGCACCATCCCGGCTTGCGTCAGCTTCTGGCAGCCCAGCGCCGAGCAGCTGGCCCTGCTCAACGCCGGCAGGCCCGTGTGGCTGTCGGCCCTCGGCCTCAGCCATCCGCCGGTCATGCTCGGCGTCGAGGGCGACGGGAGGCTGCTCTGATGCGTGCCGTCTCCGTTCGCCAGCCCTGGGCCTGGCTCGCCGCCAACGGCCACATCGAGCTGCTCAACTTCGACTGGACAACGTCCTACCGCGGCGAGTTCCTTATCCGCGCCGGCCTCAAGCTCGTCAAGCGCGACTACCGCGCGTTGGCCACCCAGCTGCGCGACCAGCTGGACATCGAGGTCCCTGACTGCGACGACGAGGCCCAGCTGCCGCGCGGCGGCATCGTCGGCATGGCGCTGCTCACCGGCACCTACGTCGAGCACCCGTCACCGCTCTTCCGCGGCCCCATCGGCTGGACCCTGTCCCACGCCCAGCCGCTGCCGTTCACCCCCTTCAATCCGCCCCACAGCGGCCCCGACCTCCACTGGTTCGACGTGCCGCGAGCGGCCGTTGGGCTTTCCGCCATTGCCGCCGAAAGGATGCACTCATGATCGGCCAGCAGACTACCGGCGCCATCCAAGGCGTCGTGATATCAGCGGTGTCCCACGAGGGGCTCACCGTCACTGTCAACGGCAAGCCGGGCCGCCTGGCTGTCGTCGACGAGCAAGGCCGCGTCATCGCCGCCGGCGACGACGTCGCCCGCGAAGCGGAGGCCGTTGCAGTCAACTGCTACCGCGAGTTCTGGAAGGGCCAGGGCCATCTGCGCGTGCTGAGCAAGCCGCTCGACGCCGGCCCTTCCCACCCTTGAGCGACGAGTATGAGCACCACTGAATCGACCCTCGGCTGCCAGTACGAGGCCCCGACCTTCGGCGCCGGCTACCCGGACGGCACCTGCATAGACGGCTGGATGTGGGACTTGGACAGCGGCGACGGCGATGGCCTCACCAGCGGCGGCGATGAGCCGTGCCCCTGGTGCAACACCCGCGAGTACATCGAGTGGCGCGGGATGGTCGGCGGCGGCAACGCCCGCCAGCGCCGCAAAGCTCTGCGGGCCGAGGTCAAGCGCGTGCGGGCCTGGGCGCTGTCGCGCTCCACGTTCCACCCCGAGACCGGCGTCAACCTCTTCCGGGCGCGCATGGCCGCCGCCTGATCCCACACTTTGGAACTGCCCATGAAACAGACCGAGCCCGTCACCGACGCCCAGGCCGCCGAGGCCATCGAGTCACTGGACGACTGCGCCCGCATGACCATCGGCGTTGACGCCAGTGGGCCGCGCGAAGTGCTGTATCGCTACATCGAGCAGCACCGCGCCCAAGCGGCCGAGTTGGAGCGATTGCGCGCCCAGAACCAACAGGTGGCGTGGCAAATCGTCTCCAACGAACAGAGCGGCGCGGTGCAGTGGGCAAAGGGTCTGACGACCTCGCTGGACGACGAGATGCATGTCGAGCGGATTCCGGCCTGCTGGATCGACGGCGACGACCTTGACCAGCTCGCCCAGTACGGCATGGGCGGCGTGCTGGGGTGGGCCGACGACGGCAACGACCCGCGCCGCGTGCCGGTCTACCGCTGAAATTGCGCTACTTGGAACTGGAGTCTGATATGCCCGGCCTCGACGAGAAGAAGCCCACCTACGCGCCGGCCTACATGGTCGGCATCTACCCCGAGCTGGCTGCAAAGGCGCGCGAGCTGGGCTATGCACTGGCCCTGCACGGCTCGCTGCAGCGCGACCTGGACCTGATCGCCGTTCCGTGGACGGATGCGGCTGTCGAGCCGCTGACGCTGGTCAAGGCGCTGTGCGAGTGTTTCGACGTGGCGCCCAACCATGACCTGACCAAGCCCGAGGCAAAGCCTCACGGCCGGCTCGGCTGGAGCATCCCGCTCTGGTGGGGCGCCTACCTCGACCTGGCCGTCTTGCCGCGCGTGCATCAACTGCCGCCGCAAGCCTTCGGCGGCATGCGCAACGTGCTGATCCGCTGA